CCGTCCAGCCGCCATGAGACGACATCGTGTCACCAGCGGCGGGGTTGTTGGTAGACGAAGCGCCGTACAGGCCAAGATACCAAGTAGCGGTATAGCTGGTGCCTGTGAAGTACTTGGTGTTCATGTCTTGCAGGCCGACATTGACCACGAGGTTGTGCTCCTTGGCCTCCCACTTCAGGTTGCCCTGAGCGTCATGGCACTGGACATGGAACACACCGCCTGCTTTTGCAGCGGCTTGAGGGGTTGCGCCAACGGATGCGGCAGCGATAGCGGTGTCCGTGGATTTTGCTTTGTCGTTCAACATGGTTGCTCCTTAAACGAGACGGATGAGTGCGGATGTGCTGGTGTTTGCAGGCATCTGCACAGTGAAAACAGTGGTGGTCGTTTTGTCGGACCCGAAGTCCAATACCGCAATGGCCAAATTGCCAAGCGCAGTGTTATAGATGAGCGCCGCACGAGCAGTGAAGTTGGCGGGGTTCCATACTACGTTGTCAAAATCCAAGAACGCAGTAGTCCCAGACTTTTGAACCGTTACCCCGGTCAAAGGATTGCCGCCCGCTGTGTAGCCCGTACCAGAAGACGACACTTCCCCCGTGCTTGTGTACACCAGCGTGTCGCTGCCGAGGTCTGCGTTCGCCGTGTAAAGCGCCATCTTCAAAGTGCCCGTTGCCAGAGCCTGTAGTGCTTGGAGCTTGGCCTCAGTGGGCATTGTCTGTAGGAGGGCCATTTAAAGTACCGGGTTTCGGACTTGGCCATCGCGGTACGCATCCATGCGTTGCTTGCCATCACCCAAGTTCTTGAGAAGCGCCAGCGATTGCGTGAACTGCTGCTGGTAGAGGGCCACAAGGTCGGGGTCGCCCTTCATGAACCGGATGGCCTCCATCATGACGCCATTGAAGAGCGCCGTGTCGAAGTTGTCCCCGAGCCATGTGGTGCCCCCAGCGTTGGTCACGCTGCTCACCGTAATTACAAGCCCACTACCAGAGCCACCAAGATTTGCATTGCTTGCGCTGAGCGTGTTACTTGCGGCATAGAAGCAGCCACGGTTGGACAACGTGGCCGTGGTAACTACGCCGCCAGACACCGTAATGTTTGCGGTAGCCGAGTTGCCACTGCCCCCGGTCAAGGGGACATCGAAGTAAACCCCGTTGGCGTACCCGGAGCCCGCAGTTGTTACAACGATGCTGCTAAGCGCTGCCTGCACAATTGACTCAGGCAGGTAGTAAAAGTGCAGCTCCACGGCATACGCAAGGTTGGGGCTTGGCCCCAGAATAAATGACAACTCCGTGGTGTTGGTGGAGTTTGGGCCAAAGATTGCGTAGTGCTTGGGCAGTCCTCGGGAGCCAACGGCGTTGCTGGGGTACGCCTCACGGATGAAGTTCACATCCTTGTTCAGCAGGTACAGGTAATCCCCGCTGGTGTTGATGACGGCCAGCGAATACACAGACAAAAAGTCATCCGGTGCCGACAGGTATTGATTGCCTGTGGACAGGGTTCCTGTCATGTTTTTGCGTAAGTTGGCAAGCTGGACTGAGTTGTAGATGTTTTGCTCCGCATTGCGGATCATCGTGTTCATATCTACCGTGGGAAACGTGTTCTCACAGTAGTCACTCACCGCAGCTACAAGCTCAGAGTAGTTCATCTATGCCTCACGCCATGGGGCCACGAGCCATCACGCCTTTGGTGGCAGCGCCAGTGCCCCGGATTTTGATACCGCTGGTCTTGACGCCCGCGCCATCGTTCTTGGAGATGTTGCCCACCGACATGTTGACCGTATCGGCGCGGCTCTGGTTGGGGCCTTTGCCGGGGTTTTCCTCAACAGTCACGCTCTTGCCGGTCATCGTGTGTGGCTTGGCGTAGACGCTGGCAGGGCCAACTTCCTTACCGCCCTTTTTCATGCTGTAAGCCATAATCAAGACCCCGATTTCTTTTGGTTGGCAACCTTGGCCAGACCACGCCCCAGCGTCTTCATCTGCAGGTTGGTTTTGCCGCCCTTGGCAAATTTGGTGGGCATCTTGCCGGGGTGCATGTTTGCCTCATGCTTGCGAACAGCTTTCTTTGCATCCATGATTAACTCCTTACGTAGTTGCGATTGTCACTGTACCAATCTGTACGGTCAACACTAAATTGTTGGGCGTCAGCTCTGTATCAAAATAGCTGGCTCCACCCACCGGAGCCCAGCCCCACTGGATATCTCTGGACCCGCCTGTAGGGAACCCAGCGGTGTTTACCCCCGCCTGCACGTACGTGCTGTCGTTGCGTGGGTTGCGCAGCGCCTGCGGGTCATCTACCGGGAACATACCCAACTGAAGCTGCGGTTGGTCCGGCGACCAGCACTCTGGGCACGCCAAGATATTGACCCTCTTGGTCTTGATAACCTCAGTCTTCAAATACTTGAGCTTGTACTGCTGGCCGCAGATATCGCACATGGCGATAGCCTTTTTGCCAGATGCAAACCGATTTCCCATTATCCGCCCCCGATGAACGCCCTACGCGGCACGAACCTCACAGCGGCTTTCTCACGGTCTTCACCTGCAGCCAGATTGAACTGCTCGTCGTAGGCTTCCTTGAGCATCGGCACACGGGGCATGAGTTCAGGCACCTTCATGGCAATCTGGTACGCCAAGCCTGCGGTCAGCGCGGGCAGGAACCGGAAGTTTGCATCCGCCGTCTGTACACCAGCGCCCGCGTCTTGGATGCGGCGCATGCGCCAGTACTTGAAGATGTAGTAGGGGCTGCCCACTACGCCTTGATCTGGGGTAGGCCACACCGTGATCTTAGGGTTATCCCTGAGTCGCTGAATCCATACTTGGATGGGGCGGGCTTGCTGGAGCTTGTTGGGGATCGTTGCGTACGTAGAAACACTGATACGTGTGATAGTCAGGTCAGACTGCGTAGATGCGTTCCCCGCACCCGTGCGAATGACATGCTCCAGCAGATCAATCGTGTCTGCTGGGAGGTCATAGGTGTTGACGCCTTGGACGAGGTTGATGACGCCCTCATCAATGGTCCACATGTTGATGCCACGGTTTTGCCACTCGATGGTCATCAAGTTCATCGACCGACGCGCCGTGCGCAGGTCGTAGCCCGAACGCATCTCACGCCCAGCCCGCTCCCACGCTTCTTCCGCGATCTCGGTGAACTCAAGGTTGAAGTCGGTGGTGCCAGAAGTGGTCATCTGAAGCTCGCTGTTTTCTTGGCAATAGTCTTGGGCTGCGCCACAAACTGCTTGCCTGCGGCTTTCCCAGCCCGTTTGGCTTTTGTGGTGGCCGCGTACTCAGCAGGGCTCAGCGATTTTATCGCCTTCTCCGGCAGATACCGCTCCCCCGTCTTACTCGACGGTTTGCCGGACTTGGTGCGCCATTTCTGGTCCCCCCAGTCCTTGAGCGATTTCTGCGGGGCCTTCATATCAGTCTCGGTACCCGCCGCCAGCAGCTTTGTACTTCTTGGCCACAAGCTGTGCTTTTCTCGCGCTCCACTGCCCAGCGCCAGTGCCCTGCGTGGCAGCGGACTTAACTTGGCTTACGATCCGCTTGCGCAACTCGGGCTTGGTGTAATTGCCAGCCGCGTTGACCTTGCCGCCTTCAGCATACTGCGTGAAGTCGGTGTCATCCCTGCGGGCTTTCTTAACTCCCGAGGGCATTTTAGAGGGCGCGATTGCCCCCATCCCACGGCTGGCTCTCATATCAGCACTTGCCGCCGTTTTTCATGGCAATTTTGGTACCTTGGGTCCTGCCTTGCTTGGCAATGCCGTCAGCGCGTGACGAGGCGGAGCCGCCTTTGGCGTAGGCCATGCCACCGCCCATCATCTTCTTGCCGCCACCAGCCATTTTCTTAGCAGGTTCGCCTTTTTTCTTAGCCATCATTGCCATAAAACCTGGGTTCATTTTGGAAGCCATAGTATCACCACCTTTTGAAAATTTACGGCCAGTATCGGCCTCGTTGAACTCTTTGCCCACGGACTGTGGGACCCCCACCTTCTTGGCAAATGCGGGGTTGTTGGCCACCGCTGCCATGAAATTGTGCTGTTTTGAAGATTTAGAAGGCATTTGCAATCCGGTTGTGCTTGGTATAGAATACCTCATGCCCAAAAAACTTCCGTTCAAACTGTGCCCTTTTTGCAATGCTCAAATCATAGGCAAAAAGAGGCCTGACCGCAACGCTTACCACTACGCGCCGCGATGCCCTGACTGCGCATACAAAGCCCTCACGCCAGAAACTAAAACTGCGCGACGGCAAGTGCTGGACAAAATCCGAGTGTCGCTGCCAATTGGCACAAAAAAATTTCACAAATCCGGAAATGGGTTGATCTATGTGCGCGTAAAAATTGCGGAGCCCGACCAGTGGGAGTATGAGCACCGTGTCGTGGCAGGTGCGCCAAAAGGACTGCACGTACACCACAAAAACGGAAACACGCAAGATAACCGGCTTGAGAACCTTGTCGTAGTTACCCCCGCTACTCACCGTGAAGAACATGCGCTCCAGCAATGGTCCAAAAAACACCCATGTTGCGTAGACTGTGGAACGACACACAAACGCCACCTTTCCTTTGGCCTTTGCACAACGTGCTACCAAAGGAAAAACAAGCCACAAAAGTAATTTACTCGTGCTCGGCATTTGGTTTCTTCCTGCGGAACAAATCCGCAAAGGGTTTACCCGAAACCATCTCAATAATCCGCATCAACGTCCACACCGCGCCGATCAAGCCAAACACTGGCGTGAGCAGTTGCAAGAACGAGCCAATGGCCGCAATCACCGAGAGTATGTCCACGGTGTTTTTTACGACTTCTGTATTCTGGCTCATGTCAGCATTTCCAAGCCCGAAGGCTTTTGTTGATACGGCTGTTGGGGTCTTTGGCAGTTTTCTCGCTGGTCAGCTTCTTCTTCATGCCTTCCATACGGGCGCAGAAAGAGTCGCGCCTGCTGCCGCCCTCGGGTTGGGGGGCTTTCAGTCCGGGTTTCCCCGGATTGGCCTTGTTGTAAGACGCCCGCCCCTTGGCGTTCAAGCCACCCTTTTCCGACTTGCCTTCTTTGCGTGTCCATGCTGGTGACTTAGCCATTTACAACTTTCAACTTTGGGGTGCAATGCTGCTCAAGCAGCGGCATCAGCACGGTGTCTTTGAAACTGCGGTGGTACTCTTGCGTACCCACATGCGGCAGAGTGATCT